GAATTTTCAACATATTTTTTTATTTTCTTTTCTCTATGACTACCACGTTTATCACCATAATATACTAAATCAAATTCTTTATTTTCTAAATCTATAAAAGTAGAATATTTAATATCGTTTTTAAATATATAAGTAAAAAAATCTAAATTCATAGTTTTTCTATTTTTATCTTCATCAAAAAATTTATTCAAATCTTTTCCTTGAAAACAATAAGTAGCATTTTCAAATATATTATTCCAATTATTTATTTGTTCTTCACATAAACCAAATCTTTTAAATACTACTTCAGCAGGATTTTGTGGTTTAATTCTTGGATCGTTAACTAATACATAAAAGTTTCTATCATTTAAGTTACCAATTACATTTATAAATTTAACTACATAATCATCTAACACTCCACCAAAAAAATTAATAGGAGATAATTGAATAAATATATTTTCAGTTGATTGTAAATTTGAACTTATATCTTTAAAGAATTCTATATCTTTATTTGTTCTACCTTTTTTACCAATTATATCTAATTGTAAATTATTGTCGTTAAATAGTTTTTTAATATAAACTATCTCTAAACCTCTATGGTTGTTTAAACTATATTGAGGATTTGATAATGAAGTTACTATATTCATATTACTTATTATTTAAATAGTTATTCATACTACCTAAATAAGCTACTGCGTCTAATAAGTTATCTTCTTTGTGATTATAAGACTCTCTAGACAACTTTAACGCTACCAATGTTTTGTATATTAATATAGCATCTACTTCATAACCTATCATTCCTGATAATATTAAAGCTGCTCTATCCATACCTTCTTCAAATGGTCCATACATTCTTTCTTTTTCTTCAGAACGTAAATTAATAATCTTGTTTGCTTCTTCTAAAATGTTCATTGTTTTTGTTTGTTTTAGTTAATAAAATGTAAATATATAAATTTTTTTTAATTAGTTCTTAATTTTAACAAATTGTAGCATTCAATATAACGTTGCTTTGCTTTTCCTTTATGTATTTGTTTAAATAATTCGTAAACTCTTTTTGTATATCTATAACGTGAATTACAATCTACAAATAATTTTTCAGCATATTTCTTTCCATAACCTTTACAATACTGCACATTATCTGCTCCATCACCTATAATCATTTGCTCATAAAAATTATACATAGCTTCTGATTCAGATATATCATAAACACATTTATGCTTAGCATGATAGTTATATATCAAAGCAGGAAATTGCTTGTAATCTTTATCGATTGATATTATCATTACATTATCTCTACCATGTTCTTGCGATAGATTATACCAATATCTCGCTACCATATCATCTGTCTCAACTCCGTAACCTATTATTGAATCATAATTGTCTTTTACAAATTGATGCATCTCATTTAACAATGGTGGTAGTTCGCTATTAACTCTATTAGCTTTGTACTTTGGAGATATATATTTTCTAAAATTACCTTTAGAACTTGAAAAAACAAGCACTTGATTTATTTCATATATTTCTTCTAAATGATTTATTATACTCATAAATCCTTCGTCAAACTTATGTACAGTTAAAGCCATTTCAGTATAGAATCTTTCATCTTCTTCGTGTTCTTTTCTTTTACAACAACTTGAATAAATTAAACTGTCTGCATCAAATAGTAGTATCATATTAATTTTTATTAGAATTTAACAATATTAATTTTAAAATATAATTATAAACACTTAATTCTCTCGTAGTACTGTTAATCATTGATGTTAATTGGTCATCATTTAAATCAGTTTTACCTGTTATTAACTCATCTACATATTGTTTTAATTCTCTATCTAAACCAATTATTTTAGATTGAATCTTAATTAGTGCTTGTTCATTCATTATCTTATTTTTATATTATCTAAATTTAACATTGTTTCATCGTAATTTAATACATCTTTTACTTCTTGTTCATACGTATCAGAATAATTAAATTGTGCTTTTATAGCTTCTGTAATTTCTTCTAATTCGTGTTTAACATAAGTGTTTTCTACTTCTGCCATTAACCAAGTGATGTTTTCTAATCTTTTAATAATTTCTTGCTGTGTCATGATGTTTGTTTTAATTGTTTAAGCAAATATAAAAAAGTTATTAATACGAATTACATTTTAACAAAAAATTAACATAAAAAAAAACTACCTCTTTTGAGATAGCTTTTGAATTATTATTTTTCTGTATACTTCATTAACGGATTCTTTATTATTTCCACGTTTCCATAAGAAGTCCATTATTCTATTTATTCTTTGTAATGGTGATTGTTTACTTTTCATATTGTTTTAATTTTTCTAAATACAAAATCATATCCATAGCCTCTTCTTGAGCATGTTGTAACCACTCTAAGCGACTTAAATCTGTTCTGTCTAATGTTTTATTGTATTTCTTTATTCCTACCTCAGAACGTTGTTTAAATTGTTCTATTACTGATTCTACTATTGTATCTTTCATTTAAGTTCTAATAATGTTTTAAAATGATTTAACGCTATTATATACCCTTTTTCTTGTTTAGTTTTTTTATTTAATAAACTATAGTTTTCTAAAGTAATATCTATTCTTTTTATTATTTCTTTACGTTTCATTTGTTTGCTTGTTTGATTAAGTAATACCAAAGCCAAATTAATTTTGACCTTATAAATTCATAAAATACTATTATTAATATATAATTCATTTTGTAAATCTTTTAGCGTGTTGAGTGTAAAGTTCCATTGTTTTTTTTAAAGCGTCGTATTCTGTAAATTCAACGTCAATATTATTCTCTTTGTAATTATGTACTTCCAACCTATTTGATATTTGAAATTTAACAACTTTAAATTTTTTAGTATATTGAATAGGTTGAATCACATAAGCTAAATCGTTTCTGTTACATACATACATACTTTGAATTTCTTTTTCTGTAGGTTTATAAGTAACTTCATATTTTTTAGCCATTAATCTAACTTTAAAAAATCAGTTTCACAATACTCAGTAAACCACTCTTTGTTTTCTTTATATTTGTCAATTACTGCATTTATAAATATTAACTCGTCTATTGAGCTTGTTTGAAGTTTTTTAATTATTTCTTCAATGCTATTTAAAATATTAGTAGTAGTTTCCGGATCTGTATTATAGATTATCTTATATTCGTTTCTTACAGTTTCTTCTAAGTCTTTATTTAAACTATTTATTTTATGTTTAATTTGTTGCTTATACTGAGTTGTAAAAAACAAACTTTCATTTGCTTCTAATAATAACTGACTTAATAAAACAGATTTTAAATACTCTTGTTGTATAACATTTTTATTTTCCATATTGGTCATAAACTTGTTTTAATTCTTGAATTTTACCTGCCCAACAAGATCCGCAAGAACTTAATTGCAATCTATAATTAAATACATTAAAGTAAATTTCAGAAATTAAACTTTGTTCTGCTGGTGTTAACGTGTTTTTACTTGGTGCAATTAAATCAGTAAGTGCATTGTAATCAGATTCAGTTAAACAATTAACTTGTCTTGTGTAAGAAAATAATTCATTTAGCTTTGCTTTACGTTCTTCGCATCCACAATCAATTCCTGTTGCTTTGCTAAACATTTCTACTGCAGCTTTAATTCCTGTCGCTTCTGTGATTTGTTCAATTGTATCACCTAAACCTTGTGCTTTCTTTTTAGCCATAATTTTAATTTTTAATAAGTGTTATTGTAATCGTTAGTAATATAATCTTGGTAATCTTTATTGAATTTAGTATTTAATATTTCTTTATAGTTTTTAATACTATGGAATATTGATATTAAACTTATATTTGTTTCTTTAGCAATATCTCTCATTGACATATCAGAATCTCGATATAATTTAAACAGCTTTTTATCGTACCAATGCCAATTATCTATTTCTTCATCAATCATTAAACATATATCGTTGTAAGCATTATGCTCTTCAATGTTTGAATCATCAAATAATTCCCAACATCCATCAAAAGATACTTTTTGTATAGTTTTCTTTTTATTGTAATATTGATAATATAAAGAACGTAGTGTAAAAAACATATAACCTTTTCGTACATTTCCTTTATCATCTATTAACTTTTCTGCATTTGCATACTTCATTAAAGCAATATAAGATTCTTGTACTATATCTTCAGCATAATCGTACTCACCAAGTTTTTGGATTGTTTTAACCCATTCTTTGTGGTGCTTTGCTACTTGTTCAAGCCATTT